TTCAAGCAATACGCTTGAATTAAATCACAATGTTTTGTGAACTAATTCAAATTTATTGCTTACTGAGTGTGTGTGCTATAACACACTCAGTAAGGGTTGAATATTCAATTTGTAATGTGCGTAAGCGTCTAATCCGCTTATAAGTGTGTCAAACAGGTCACTGGACACACTTATAAATTGATTAGCGGGGGATTGTGCGCCATTGGCGCACAATCCCTTATATGACCGTTATTTTCCGGTCATAGCCCGCAAGTATTTCTCTACCGCCGTTGTGAAGGCAACGGCGGCTTTTGCATGAGTGCAAACGTACTGAGAATTAATCGAGACGCGATACATACCTTTAACATAAGTACAACTAAAGTCTGGATTGAAGTTATTTTCGTCACGCTTGACGCGGATTTTTTCTCCTTTAGGGATACCCTGATTTTTCCGCGCGGTGTCAATCACTTTGTTCATTACGGCGTTGTCGGTTTGGAAACTGGACATTTTGTTCTGACTTTCTCTGTTTTCGTTTGCCTATGAAGACAATTATACGTCCTAACACTTTCAATGTCAAGCGTTATTCTCGATTAGCTTTATGTGATACCTATCACATCCATTTAGTTTAAGATTGACGCTGTAAATACTCGTTTCAATAATTATAACGATATTATGCGTTTTAGTAAGTTTTTACGTTGTTTTTTGTATTTGTACTATTTTTCACAATCGAAACAGTCAAAATGTCATAATTCATCCTTCTTGCACGCTTGCGTCTTTATGAATTGTCGTGATTGCACTGCAATTATCACAACCCAAAACGTCATAAACCCACTAAACAGGTCATTCAAGCGGCGTCACATATCATACTGCAATGCTTGTATTGGTTTGTCTCTGGACAAGCCTAGAATGACCTTATTTGATGTGTTTGTTTTTACACTCTCTTTTAGAGAGTGACTTACTTTTAGTAAGCAATAAATAACTAACATCAAGCAAGCGATTATTGAGTGTTACATATTGTGTGATAGGTATCACGCTATATGGTGTTAGATGTTATATCGTAATGTTACGATATAGCGTGTTAGTATTGCGCGGATTACAAAACTATTACAAACGCTTATACATACTCATAATATCAACATTACATAATGTACAATATCAATCTAAAATATGCTTAATATTAATACGTGATATGCAGTTAATGTGTTGGTTACAAAAACTGGCTTAAGTCGGCATTGATTACGTGTTTGAAATATCACAAGTAATATTTTGCTACGAGTATTATCGTAACGGTTACAACACGTTGTGTGTAGTGTGATACGCATTGATTAATAAACCACATACAATAAGCATAAAATATACGTTGTTACTAGAGGGTTGAGTTTCAACTTGTTTACATATGTATGTGAAATGTTTTATGTCATATATACGTGGTGATTATGATGATTGATTGTGTGTATGTGTGTGTATGTATGCTTACTGTTTATACACGTACACTATGTGTGATGTTGTTACATTATGTTTAGTGTTATATATACGATATGTGTGTGTATATTATACAGACATGTTAATATTGTCACATCTAATTAACACTGTATACGGACTGTAATATTAATATTAATATTTATTTACCATACATTTAACACATATCGCTGTATAATATCTAATCCATTTGTCATAAGCGTATTAATACATTGTTTTATTATTTTTAATAGATGTGTACCCACCCCGCCAAAAGTTTTGTCACTCGGTTAGTAATAGCGCGACTTGTGGTCAAAACAAAAAATATAAAAATAAACATTTTGGGTATTAATTACCCGTTTACTTAGCGCTAATATAACGCGAAGGTGTCAAAACGTTAGTCGGGGGATATGAATAGTTTTTAATGAATTTCAATTATAATCGTTAATTGTTATTCAACACTAGAAAGATGCGATTTTTCGTGTGTATACTGATACATTGTGAATGTTTTCACAATCAAATTCATTGTTAAATTATAAATCAGGAAGAAGAAAAATGCGGCAGCATTTTTCGACTTCAACAATCCAATCTACAATAACCGATTGTGTGAAAAAAGGGCAGACGAAGCGCGTCAGCGCTTCGGATGACCAACTCAAATAGTTGAAAAAATATAACCCCGATGCTAAACCGAACGAAGTTCGGAACGCAAATATAGCATCAAGTGACAAGTTGATAACTCAACTTCACAAAAGTGTTAAGTTAATAAGTCTAAACCCTCTTGTCCGAACGGAATAACTGCTGTTAGCAAAATCGTGATTACGCCTTCGGCGTAAATACGGCTTATAAACTACCAAAAAATAGTTTTTAGTTTTATTATCGGGTATTTTCGGGATATCCCGAAAATACCCTAATTGACAATTGATAGTGTATTATTATATAGTATATATATATGTATATGGTATATTTTAGTTTATCAATCTGGACTTATCGGGGTACTGCCGTACCCCTCACGTCCCTTTTTAATCGTTTAGCGATTAATCGCTAAAATGCTGTGAAACTGCTGTTTGTTAAATAAGCGGCATTTTCAATCAAAACGCTTCGCGATTTGACAGTCTTTCAAAACTTCAGGCCACGATATGGCTACAAGCCTCAAACAAGCCCCTTAAAGCCTCATTGCAGGTCATTGTGCGATGATTGTCCGCAAACGCTCGAATACAAGCCTTGCGTGACCTATTTGACGTCCTAAGGATTTAACACATTTCTAATGCACAAACGGGCTTTTTATGGTACAATGTGTTTTATCGGTAACTTTTTATTGAAGGATTGATAATTATGCGGAAAATCGAACTATCGCAGGGAAAATACGCATTGGTTGATGACGATGACTTTGACGAGATTAATCAGTACAATTGGTGTTTTCACGGCGGATACGCAGAGCGCAATGTAAAAGTTTCAGGAAAACAAAAAACGCAAAAGATGCACAGGCTTATAACAAATTGCCCTGCTGATATGGATGTTGACCATGCCAATCATGATAAACTCGATAACCGAAAAGATAACTTGCGTGTTTGTAGCCAGTCTGAGAATACGCATAATCAAAAAGTGCGGACATATGCCAAAACATCTGTTTATAAAGGCGTTTATTTTAATAAACAAGCTGGCAAGTGGCGGGCACAAATTAAATTAAACAATAAACTCAAACATTTAGGGCTTTTCACAAACGAAATTGACGCTGCGATTGCTTACAACAATGCCGCGATTGAAATGTTTGGTGAATTTGCGTTATTGAATGTGATTTAATTCGACGCGAGATTATCGAAGTGCGCAAGTCGTAACCAAAAATCGGTTACGACTTAACAGTTTCGTCAAGTCGCTTAACACGCAACAATAACGTTTGTGTCCGAATATGTGCAGACGAGTTTTCAATTAACACTTGACAATTATTAATAATCGTGTTACAATTGTGCACGTAAGTCAAATGATTTTGACGTCAATAAATGATTTTTAATTAACAGGTGTGCTTTATGGCAGCAACGACGAACCGAAAACCAAAATTGATTACCGCGGCTACTCAGCAATTGCAAGTCGAGCAAATGATAACGCTCGCGGGTCAGGGTCATACCACGAGAGAAATAGCGAAAACGTTGCATACAACTCCTGCAAAGGTTCAAGCGCAATTGCAGTCGTTACATTCGCTGCTGGTTGAGCGTAATACCGACACTTACGCAGAATACGTTTGTAATATGAATGAGCGATTTTCCTATTTGTGGACGAAAGTTGTTGAACAAATTGAAGCTAATCCTAAGAATTCGCGGGCAATCGAGGTTGCGAATGGGGTGGCTACGAGTTGGACGAAAATGCTTGGCTTAAATGCACCCGACAAGCGCGAGATTAAATCGCAGACGGTTCGTTACGAGGTGCAGAAATTAAACTGGAATGGGAGCGACGAGTAATTATGAATACTTTTTATCCGTGTTTTACGTGGGCGGTGCTTTATAGGATGTTTCGCAATCTTTACATGTTCGGTTATGCTGAGCATTATCTTGTCTTGTATACTCATTATTGCACAATTCAGCCAACTTAACACGTTTTTCAAATAATTCATTGGGTTATGGTGAAACGGTAAACACACGGGACTTAAAATCCCCAGGCGTTGTGCGCCTTGCGGGTTCAAATCCCGCTAACCCTACAACCCGCTCTCATACGGCGGCTGATGTTCTAAAGCGTACATCGTCTCCCGACAAAAACGCAAATACTTAAATTTTTGTAGTTATTTCTTACAAGGAGGGCGGGTCTGGACTTTTTGACATAATATCTATTCAGTATTTCAATAATTGTCATATAAAGTCTGGGCTGACCGCCGTTTGGCGGTCAGCCCTCCCTGTAGAATAACAAATGAGTAAAAAAACTATTCTTCGTAACAAACAATGGGTTTATCAATACTTACAGTCGCATTGTTGTGCGTACTGTGGTTATCAAAATCCCATTGCTTTAGAATTTCATCATGTTGACCCTGCGACAAAATCGGACAACATTTCAGAATTAGTAAAAAATGGTGCAAGTTGGTTGCGCATCATGAATGAAATTAAAAAATGCAAAGTTTTGTGCGCGAACTGTCACAGAATTGAAACATCTCATCAATTCAACCAATTCCGTTACCAGCAGACGATTAAAGAAACGCAACGTTCTGAACAATCTTTCGAGTTGGTAAAGTTTTTAGGTGAAAGTTGGTTCGAACAATACGAAAAGAGCCAATTAGGTCAAGAAAGGGGTGTAATATTGATAAATGAGTAAAGCCACCGCACCAATCAAATTAAACCCTCTATTGACCTCAGTTAAGCCCAAACCAGTCGTTAAAATCCAATTACCTTCATTGCACCCATTGCAACAAGCTGCATACGACGATAAATCACGTTTCAAAGTATTGGCATGTGGACGTCGTTGGGGTAAAACCCGTTATGCAGAAGTAGAAGCAATTGAAGCAGCATTAGTTCGCAATGAGCGTGTTTGGTGGGTTGCACCGACATTTCAAGCGGCAATGATTGCATGGCGCGCGATTAAAACAATTACACAGAATTTCATTTTAGTCAAAAACGAAGCCGAGCGGTATATGTTTTACCCAGGTGGCGGTGAAATATGGTTTAAGTCTGCTGAGAATTATGACAATTTGCGGGGTGAGAGCGTAAATCTTGCTATTTTGGATGAAGCGGCGTATATTCATTCTGTTGTTTGGTCTAAAATCATTCGTCCAATGCTCGCTGATTGTAATGGGCGTGGCATATTACTTAGCACGCCAAAAGGTACGAATTACTTTTACGATTTATGGGCGCGCGGTCAAGACGGTTACGACGCGAATTGGAAAAGCTGGTCATTCCCGACTTCAACAAATCCGTACATTCCACCTGACGAAATAGAAGAAGCTCGGTCAACAACCCCAGATTTAGAATTCCGCGAAGAGTGGTTAGCAGAATTTGTTGGTAACGGCGGTTCAGTTTTTCCCAATATCGATGAAACTTGTATTTTAATCCCAAACAAATCACGTACGCCTGGGCATATTTATGTCGCGGGTTTGGATTGGGGATTGTCAAACGACTTCACAGTTTTGACGGTATTTGATGCAACGACACGAAAACACGTATACACGGTTCGCACAAATCAGATTGATTATCAAGCGCAATACGAACTCATTAAAGCAGCACATAACATATTTAGTTTTTCGCGTATTGTGGCTGAAGACAACTCGATAGGTGTTCCAAACGCTGAAGCTTTAATTTCAGCGGGTTTACCAATCGAAGTTTTTCAAACAACGAACGAAAGCAAAGCGCAAATTGTCCGTGGGTTGATTTATGCAATGGAAACTGAACGAATTCAACTGTTGAATGACCCAGTTTTGATTAATGAATTCAAAAAGTTTCAAGCAAAACGAACCGAAACGGGCAAATGGAAATATTCGGCAATTAGTGGTCACGACGATATTGTCATGTCTGTGTTATTAGCGAATTCCGCATTAACCAGTTTAATATCGTATACACCCGCAAAGATTATGCGAGTTCAGCCGCGCGGCGCAATCATTCGTCAGTATAAAGAAAAAATTAATCGTATTCAAGGAGGCGGAAATTACTAATAACAGCAAATTGCCCGCCTTACCGCGTGGCATTAACGGATTAACGGCACAACGTCCAACATCTTCAGTTTCAATATTCGACACGTTAAATTCAAACATTTCAACCTATCTTGCGACACGAACGCGCGACCGTTCTCATGAATTCGTAAAACTTTTACGTGAAATTCGAGATTTTACGCCTGACGTTTCAAAAGCTGTTGACAACATTTTAACACTCGCAAATCCAGGTTATGATTTAACCGTATATTACGTTCAACAAGACGTTACGAACGACACGCGTAAAATTGACGAACAAGGTTTGCAAATAATTAAAGAATTAGCATCACGTGTGTACAGCGAGTATTCAGGTTCATACGATTTTGGTGTTTATGGTGGAAATTATTACCCTGGGTTAAACGCTTTAATTAATATGTGTCATTTATTGGCATTTACGCAAGGGGCAATGGCCTGCGAAGTGCAATTACGCCCAAATCTTGTTGAAATTAGTGATATTTTTCCAGTAGACCCAATATTCATTGACCACAAGAAAGACCCAATAACACTCAAATGGACGCCTGGGTTAAACGCCGTTTTTGCGCGTGAAAATAAACTTATGGTTGACAACAAACAGGGTTTTATGGAATTAAATCCATTATTGTTCCGGTATGTCCCAAAAGACCCAGACGTAAATCAGCCTGCGGGTCGCTCACCGTTAATGTCGGTAATGGATATTGTGTTTTTTCAGCAGCAAGTTTATCGTGATTTACAAGCAGTTGCACATCAAGCAAACATGCCGCGTTTGGACATTAAAATCGTTGAAGAAATTGTAAATAAAATCATTGACGAGCAACGCCCCGACTTAAAAGGTTTGGGTAACGAACAAGCCCGTCAAGACTTCCTTGACAATTACATTAACGATATTGCGACTGCGGTAAACAGTTTGTCGAGTGATGACGCTTTCATCCATTGGGATGCTGTGGAAGCCAATTATATTAGTCCTGGTGGTACTGGTGTTCCGGTAAAAGAATTAATCGAAGCGATTGATAAATCGATTATATCTGCAACCAAACAACTACCAGTTTTATTGGGTCGTAATGAAGGTGCGACAACTACACACGCAACCGTACAATGGCAAGTTTATTTGTTGCAAATCAAAGCGTATCAAGAAATAAGCAAACAGATTGTCAATTGGTTGTTTAACTTAGCATTGCGCATTGCTGGTAGACCGTCTTACGTGAGTTTTGAATTTCACGAACATCGAACAAGCGATGACTTTCTGGATGCACAAGCACTTAATATGCAGGTTAATAGTTGGTCAATGATGGTTCAAAAAGGGTGGGCAAGCAATGACGAAGCATCAAATGCGTTATTGCATCACAATGCCGACAAACAGATTGACCCTAATGCGCAACCACCAATGAAACAAGCAGGCTTGCCTGGGCAACCTGCTCCAGTATCGCAAGACGGTTCAGCGAAAGCAGTACAGGAATAAACATTTTGAACGATTATACCGTAGCGCAATTAAATTCTTCGAGCACGTTCGCAGCGATGAGCGCAGAACGTGCGTTAGAGTTAATTAACAAAAACACATTAAATAAGCCGTTGACCGCCGATGAAGTTTTCATCGGCGGTATGACTGTATCAACGCAAAATATTGACAGTCATAAAACACGAATGTCCGCAAACTCGATTAAGAATTATGCGGATGATTTTAATCGTGGCGTTCCAGTTTTAACGTCACACAATCACCAATCTTTGCCCGTTGGACGAACATTTTATGGTGAAACATCCGGCACGCAATTATCAGACAATGCAACGTTTGAGGATAAATCTTCGGGTTTATCGGTCAACGCATTGTTTTACATTCAACGCGGCGTTAACATTGACGGTTGTAATACCAATGATTTAATTCGCGGCATTGAAGGTGGTACGACCAAAGATGTTTCGGTAGGCTTTCACATGAACAATCCAAACTCTCTTGTCAGATGTTCTGTATGCAAAAACGACATGATGGATTGGTCTGGTGCGTGCGAGCATGTTCCTGGTATGGATTATAAAGGTAAACGTGCTTTTGGTTGGGTTGATAATGCAAGCGCAGCGGAAGTTTCATTGGTTTTCAAGGGCAGCAATCCTAACGCATTTATTGTTAAAGCGTTACGACAATTAGGGATTAGTGGCGCGCGAGCGCTTTATCCAGATGCAATTCCATTGGACGAAACGATGGAACGAAAAATTGAAATTCTCAATAAGAAAAAAGGTAAAAATATGGAATGGGAAGTTATTTTCAAGCGTGCTGGTGTTGTAACCAGTAATACGCCATTAACTGACGACGAAAGTGTTGCGATGTTAGTGGAAAAAATTCAAAAACTCTCAAGCGAACAAGAGAGTTTGCATGAGCGTGCCCAATTGGGTGACGCATATTTGAAAAATCAGGTAGATGAAGCTATTAAGCAGCGCGTGCGGGCTAATGGTGCTGATAGTTTTCAAGTTGAAGCATACACTCGCAGTTTGCACAAATTAGGTGATATTGATGCAATCATCGATATTGCAGCGGGTTTCAAATCTGTTGCAGACGCCAAATTGACAGACGAACGTCCAACGGACACGAATAAGCGTGACGCTTTTCGTCCAACCACTAAATCAAATTATAAATAAGGAATTAAA